CCTTCAACATGACCGGATAAAGTTCCGGGCATACGGCATGGATAATACCAAGTAACTGTAGGCCGTAGTTACGGTTACCTTCAGAGAAGGCCATTGTCATGCTGTTGGTGGCGAACGATGACCGGAATACCCCGGCCCTGTCCAGCAACCGCCACACCATGCGCCGGCCACGCTTGTTGTTCATCAGCCACTTGACGTCGGCGGCCTCGTTCTCGCGCTCGAGGCGTTCACGCTGGTCGCGCTCGGCCTTGTTGCGCTCTTGTCCACGGATATCGAGTGGGTCGTAATTGCTCACGGTTGGACTGTATCCCTGTAACTAATGTTTACGGGTACTGTCACGTGCTGGTGATCTTGAGATTCCACGCCTCGAGCGTGATGAACTCGTTGGCGGTCGCAATCTGCCCGGTGATGGCGAACGTCTGCGCGATGCCGAATCCGCCAGTCGGGGTCATGGTGACGTTCGCGCCAGTTGACGCACCGTGTCCGGGTGCCGCAAGAGCGTTTGAAACTAGGGTCGTGGCCGTGTTCGCCCACGCCTGCTTATCAACGGACAGGCTCGCGTTTGATGCGGCAACCGTCTGCGAATACCATCCGGCATCGCCGATGTTTATCTTGAAGATCTTGTTGTTGGCGCTTGCTGTCATCGCAAACAGCGCGTCAATCTCAAGTTCCATGCCTGGTTTGATCGCGTTCGCCGGAATGGTCACCGAAGCAAGAGTAATGTCGTTACCGACAACCGTCACGGTTGGAGTGCCGAGACCGGCAGCGTGCGGGTAGTTGATGGTGATCTTCGTAGTGGCCGCGCTGACATCGGTGACGGTGTACAGGCCGTTGACGCCAGTACCGCCAGCCCAAGTGACGCTTACAAGCTTGTTCTGCGCGACTGCGTTCGTGAGGCTATGGATGCCGGCGCTCACCAAACGCACGCTGCCGCTGCTGTCCTCGTAGGTCAGCGTGGTGAAAGTCGCGGCAGGAGCGACGATTGACACAGCTGTGGTTGTAGTGGCGTAAGTCGGCTCGTTCCGCATGATCGGGAAGTACATCTCGCCGCCGTCCGCGTCCTTGATGCCGATGATGTCGTTGGTCGTGCTGTCGTACAGGAAATTGTTGCCTTGCTTCAGGTATGGCATGGTGGTCCTTTCAAACTTCCAGCGCCGATGGGCTGGTGTATCCGCTGAACATGTTCATCACGTCGGTCAATGCGTTCTGTTGCCCAGTCGGAGCCTGCGCCATGTTCTTGACGGTCTGCGACGACTGTTGCAATGCCGCTGACTGCTCCTTGGCCGCCATCGCCTGGTTGCGGGCGGTGCGGATGGCCGCGACCTCCTTGTCGGCGATGATGAGCGACGGGTCCACGCCAAGCATGTCTGCGTAGATGTCGGCCCACTGGTCGCTGTCGAACTTGTCGAGGATGTCCGGCTTCATCGTGGCGATCTGGCCGAGGTTGCCGACGAAGCGGTCGACCGAGTTCGTGCCGATGGCACGCTGTGCCTGGGCGAGCATGCTGACGAACTCGACGTTCAGGTCCATGCCCTGCAACTCCTCGGGTGCCGGCGGGATGATGCCGCCCTGCAACATGCGCGTGAACGTGATGTCCACCAGCGGGTCGAGCAGTTCGTTGTGCAGGCGCTCGAGCACGGGCCCGAGCATCAGCAGCTTCTCCTCGTGTCGCTCGGCGACCTCGGTGGCCGTCATGCGGGTGTTCGGCTGGCCCGCCAGCATGAGGAACATGTCGGCGTAGAACGCACCACGCACGCGCTCGCGGCAGTCCTGAATGTCGTTGAGCAGGTACTGGAGGTTGAGGTTGACTTCGAACGCCGTCTTGATGCCGGCTGACGCGCCGTCCACGAACGAGATGCCACCGGGCAGCGTCTCGACGTCGCGGTTCTTCATGGACACGGGCACTTGGAGCGGCGGCTTGGTCTGGTAGTCGATGGCCTGCGCCTTGCGCAACTGCTCGTGCTGTAGCTGCTTGATGTCGCCAAGCGACTCCATGCCCGGGCTGTTGCCGTAGATGTCGCCGCCGGCGGTGGCCCAGCGCGGGACAAGCGCAGGGAACTGCTCGAACCCGCTCTCGCGCAGGAACACGCCGTCCTCGCCGCCGACTTCGAAGTACCACGACCCCCACGCCATGTTCTTGTTGTCGCGCTTCTTGTGGTCGCGGTCGGATCGCGGTTCGATGGCGTGGATGACTGGAATCCACTGGTCAAGCGTGCCGCGATCCCACATGTTGCGCACGGTCGTGGAGCAGTTCTTGTAGCCGAACTCCTTGACCATCGCGGCGACCGTCATCTCGAACTCGCGGTACAGCGTGTCAACGCGGCCCTGCGCGTCGGTAGCGATGCAAAACTCGCCAGTCGTAACGGGGTAGTGGTGGATGACGTTCTTAAAGTCGGGCAGCACGATGCTCGTGGCCGTACCGAACGCGCCGAGTTCCTCGTACATCGTGTGCAGGGCGCGGTAGGTGTTCGACTTCTGGAAGACCAACTGCATGCGGCGCGTCACGTCATCGAGCCACAACTTGACGGGCTGGTAGGAGTTCAGTTCCGGGTCGGCGGTTGCCAGCCTGAACCACTGCCGTGCCGGGCTGGTCGCGCCAGCCATCATGCCGGCACCGAGCGTGCGCAGTGCGCGGGTGCCGGTGTTGTCGTAGATGTTGTTGTGCCGGCGCCAGCCCTTGTCTCGGTCTTGGCGGAAGTAGCGCCCGTTGCGCGGGAGCAGGTAGGTCGTGATCTCCTGCCAGTGAGACAGCCACGACGCCCGCTCAGACTTGAGCTGCCCCCATCGCGTGAACAACTTGTCGCGGGTAGGTGCGCTTGGGTAGGACTGTGCGTCGCCGGTGTATTCGCTCATCGTGCGCCTGGTGCGTTAGGGGTGCGTTGACCTTGAACAGCCCTTGGCAAGAAACCGCCTGGTGCGCGTGGGTACAGCAAATCGTTCAATGCCTGCCGCTGGTTCTCAAGTGACGATTGCGCAGCGCCCATCAATCGTCCGATGCCCATAAGACCACCGCCCGGGGAACCCATAATTCCTCCGCCCGGTGCGCCCATCAAACGCAGTCCAGATAGTGAGTTTCCGTACTTGGCATAGTCTGCAAAGTACGCATTGCGATCTTCTGCGCTGAGTTTGACGAGATCCTCGGTCTTCATTGGCGAGAACAACGGACGCTGTTCGGCTTGCGGTTTCCCACCAAAGAATCCACCACTACCACCGCTTGGCTGCTTGGGAATAGTCAGCCACGGACGGGCTGCATCTGCCGTACCTTGGTCGCTGGCTGGTGGTCTGATGTTGCCGAACGCAGCCATGTCAGCCTCCGAGGAGTGAACTGCGACCGAGCGCCAGATCCTGCGGGTTGACGCCAGTCGGTCCAGTCAGCATGGTGCTGGTCGGCCCGCCACCTGCGCCCTCAGCTGCGCCAGCCATGATGCTGCCCATGTCAGGCTGCCGGCGGTTGGCTGCTGCCATCGCCTGCGCACTGCGTCGCTGCTGCGTTGCAGCCTGTGCAGCAGCCTGCTGCTGGGCCTGCCGTTGCTCGCCGAGCGCCTGCTTCTGAGCCTTGTCGGCACGTTCGCCGGCATACATCGAATAACCCAAACCGCCAGCTGCTGCTGCTGCTCCTGCGACAGCCGCGCCAGTCGCTGCTGCTGCTGCTGCCGAAGCACCGAGAGCCGTACCGATTGCTGTGAATAAAGCCATGTCAAATCTCCTTGGAATGCATCCGCTCGGTCAGAGTGTAACCCATGATGCCGAGGATTCTTGCGGCAGGTGTCTCATCTCGCCCATTCATCACGAGATCGCTCATCGCCACGTACTTCAAACCGCGTTGCTTGGCCTCATTCTCGAACGCCTGCATGAGCCTGATGCCGGCCATCCCACGGTACGCAGGATCGACCCACCAGGCGAGCTCAACCGCGGTCTGGATGTGCGTGGCAAACCACAGCGGCCCGACCATTCCAAGGATGACGCCGATGATTTGCTCGCCGTTGAGCGCAACGAACGAAACTCCACAGTCGATGACCGCGCTTATACCGTTCGCTAGTTGCTCGTCGGTCAGATGGTCGTTGATCGACCTGTACTCGCTGAACTGGATGAATTGCCTGCCCATCGTCAGCAGCGCAGGAACGTCATCGCTGGTTGCTGGTCGGATCATTGCATGCCCTCGTATGGGTCGTAGTCGCCTGGTCGAGTGTCGATGCGGTCGCGCACCTCGCGTGGGAGCTGCTTGCCGACGGGGAACGCGAACGTCAGCGCCAGCGCGTCGGCGATGTCCGGGCTCGCACCACCCTGTAGCCGGCGCTTGATCTCGTCCTTGGACTCGAGCACCCGTCTGCCGTTGCTGTCGTACGAGTACGTTGGGGTGGCGAGTTCGGCCTTCAGGAACGGGTCGTTGGGGATTGAGCCGCCCTGCTCGAGCCATTCCCGCATCGTCCACCACATCTCGGTGCGCCTGTTGACGAACAGGCCGGGGTTGTTGGGCTTGCCGCCGAAGTTCACTTCCACGATCCCATAGCCCAACTGGCGCAGGCGGTCGATCACTCCTGCCCCGCCGCCGACGTCGATGAACACGCCGTCCGGGTCGCGCTCCTCGATGACGTTGGCTACCCGACCTGCCAGGCTCATGTTGTCGATGCCTCGGTAGACCTGCGGCTCGAACACGACGAGCCCTTGGCGCAGCACGATCACGCTGCGGTCGTCACCGAACCGGGCCGGGTCAACGCCGACAACCAGCGGAGCGTCCACGATGTCGCCGTCTGAGTATCGGCGACGTGCCGCTAACTCAGCGTCGGACAGCGTGATCAACTGATCGTCGCCGGCTGCGCTGAAGTCGCACAGGTACTCACGTGCGAACGCCGACTCTGGCATGTCGCGGCGCAGGCGCTTGACCTCGTCACGGTCGATGGCGTCCGTATCATCGACGGTATAGAGGGCAGACCACCAGTCCTCGAGGCCGTTGGAGCGGTAGAACAGCTCGCTGAACAGGTTGATGCCAGACGGCGTGCCA